GTTAGTGTCGAAATCTACGAAACGACCACATAGAGTGCCAGTTTGTCCTGCAGCTGGAGTTAATAATCCAGTAGAAGTTACGTTAAGAGCCGCACCAGTAGTTAAAGTTGCATTGGTTGGTCTTAAACCAGTAGTAGCATTTGAATCACATGCTGCGTCAAGAGAGACTGCATATAGACCTGGCTTCTCCCAGCAAGTTACCTTGCCAGAACCAGTTGCAGTGTGAGGTCCAAGAACTCCACCATTAGCAACCGTTTGACCAGTCATTACTTGACCGACAGTTCCACCGACCACAGTGCCGAATAGAGTTCCGTATCCAGTAACACCTTCATCACATAACATTAATGGACGAACGTTAGCGCCAATTGTTCTAGTAACAACGACTCTTTTTCCAAGGTTAGCAGAGTTAACATAACCATCTAAAACATCGAAAGATGCTTTGTCAGCAGTAGATGTAACTACAGTGCCGAAAGTAACTACTTCGCCACCTAAAAGAGTTAATACTTCAGTATCAAGCCCGTCAAATTGTCCAAGGGGTTGTCCGCCTGGTTGTAATAGTTTTAAAGACATTTTATTTCCTAATTTTCTAATATCGTGATTTAATCGACGATATAATTACTTTCATCTTAACTTACAAAATCTACAGAACATATTTTCTTATTGATATATTTTACCAGAAAAATGTACTTAAAGTTAATTAAATATAGACTTATGCCTATTTTTAATTATTATTTTCCAAAAAGTCCTGAAATAGAGCTGTATCCGGGAATTTTTGCAAGATCTTCTGCTAATCCGCCTTTACCTGGCTCAGTTTTGGATGGTTCAGCCGCTGGTGTAGCTGAAGGATCTGGCATATCATTACCTAATAATTTAGATTTTTGAGCCTCTGCTGATGATAAATCGGCTTTAGCTTTATCTACTTTAGATTTAGCCGAGCTAAAAATATCTAAAATTTCCTTAATAGATGTCAAATATGGAGGAATGGCTCTATTAACATCGTCAAAATCATCGGCAACTAAACCATGACCACCATGTAAAAATTGTACTTTATCAATTAAAGACTGAGCCCAACCTTTACTTTGAGTTTGTCTAGCCTTAAATGATTCAGAAGCAAAATTTTTCTGAATAGTTTGTACGTAGGTTAACATATTTGCAGTAGCGCCATAAAAAGACTTAAAAGCATTAATTACTTCATTAGTTTTAGGTTGCTTAGAAACTGCTATTAACTCTTCTGCCGTTTGAGGCTTTTCTAATGAATCAATAAGTGGTTTTATTTTTTGAAACAATTCACTTAATCCAGTTAACTTATTTTTAAAATCAGTTACCATTGTAGTAAGCGTTTCTTTATAATCTACTCCGACTCCATACCATGAAGAACTTGAAGTAATCATATCATCTAATTCTGCAATTAATTTAGCGGAATTTGTTTCAAATCCCTCATTAGCAAAATTCATATGTTGTTGTAAATATAAAGCGCCTATTGTGGCTGCAACAAGAGCAGTCTCTATAAGTTGAGCTTGTTTTTTTAATGGCTTAGATTTTTTACTATAAACTTGCATCAAACACGCATCTGCTAATACTCTTAATTCATCTATATTTTTATTATCTAAATCATTAGCAACGCTAACTAAAGCAGACATAAATTCTTTTTCAGCATATTTCTTCTGAGTTAATAATCCATTGGGAGTTTTATTAACAATATTTAATATGATATTCTGACGCTCATTATTATTTTCAACAAGACCATTAATCTTATCATAAGATGGAGAGACAATAACAGAATTTGGATGAGCATTTTCCATTATATTGTGCTCATATTCCATATTTTTAGGAGCATCTGGCTTAACGCCATATAAAGCTTCGATATCAGAAATGCTTAAAGAATCTGCCCTATGAGTTTGCTCAAGCTTTTTCTTAGCTTCGCTAGAATCATTGGAGATCATTCCCTTTTCTTGGGCTATTTTAACAAAGCTATCAAAGATTTCGGATCTGCTCATTATATTCTCACCATAGGTAAACTGTAATTATATGCTTTCATATCACCCTATTATTTAGCATTTTCTGCCACATCATCAATGAACCAATCTACTATCTGTTTTTCAGATGTTAAATTTTTAGGAATATAAACCATTGCATCACCAGAAGATGCTTGATTATAAGATGTAATTGTATTTCTTATTACTTGAAATCCTGCTGTCGCTTCAATGATATTTTCCATTCCATCTAATCCTTGATAAACCTTTTTAGCAAGGTCAACTAACATATCGCCAATAGATGAGCTATTGTTTGGAATACTCATTACCCAATTACCAGATCTTTTTATATCCTTATAAGTGGGTTGCAATTTAAATTTTGTTTGTGTAGATGTTGGTCCTGTAGGTGCGGCGGGTGCTGGAGCGTCTGTGCCGCTAGGCTTATTTAAAACATATTTATTGATTAAGTCTCCTACTACCATGAAACCAGCAGAAGCTAATGCAACTTTAAATAACCATCCTAATACTTTCATAAGCACACTGGTTATTGTTGATTTTTGACCACTAAATATATCCAAAAGACCTGCAGTAGATTGTAATGAATTATTTGATTGCATATTAATTCTTTCAAATTCAATCATCGCTAATTTTACAATACGCACATCTCGTAAAAGTTGAGATTGTGTTGCTGGTAATTGAGATGCTTTGGCGGCAGCAGCTTGAGCCTCTTCTTCTGTAGCTGGTTTAGAATGAGCTTGCACTGCGCTGCTCACTGCACTATCAACCGCCTCAGATGTAGTTTGTTGCCCGCCACCAATAAGTCCCTTTATTGATGTCCAAATGGTTGACAAAATTCCTGAAATATCAATATTAAATATCTTCCAGGCAGCACCAAATAATAAGCCTATCCATGGCATACCCATTGCAGATAAGCCAAGAGATAAAACTCCTGGAGCTAACATATTTAATACGCTTCCAACTTTATTGTCTGGTTCTATTTTTGACCCAACATATCCTGTAATTTTGCTTATTAATTCTGATGCCATCTCTGCAAGACCTGCAGTTTTAGACAAGCCATTATTAGATAGTAGCGCTTGCACCACCATAGTCTCGGCATAGAAATTAATTTCGCTATTAGAAAGTCTCATTTTATATCTACAACTTTGGACCTGTTATTTTCAAGAGCTTGAAGGTCTCTTAAGTTTCTAACTTTCTTTTCATTAATTTGTGCTTCTACTTCAGCTCTTTGTTGGGAGTTAAAAATAGCATCAGGTCGAGCGTCGGCAGCATTATTTTTTCTAACATATAATGCATATAGATGACTAACAACACTTGATGTTTGTTCAACTACACCCTGCATTTGCTCTAAAAATAAACTATATTTTTGTCCAACAGGAATTCCCGGAACTAAATTTAATATATGTTTTAATTCTAACCAACTCATATTCATTTCAAATCTTGGTCGATTACCTAATGTCAAAGATTCTTTCATAAAATTTTCGGCTGCTTTCATATTAGATTCAATATATGATTTATTTGTAACACTTCCTTTTTCTAAAACAGATCTGAATGTCGTAAAGAAATTATTAATTCTATTAAAATCAATATCATCATCATCTAATGGCAATGCTTGAACTAAGCCTTGTAAATCTTGAGAAGTAACTCCTGTACCAGAACCGCCACCAGAAGTCGAGCCGCCCGGTTTGGTAGTAGATAAGGCGCAAGGCTTACCATCTGGTCCAGTAATAGACTTTCCAGTTTCTGTTATTTTATCCTTAAAAATTTGATTCTGACCTTCTACTTTTTCTTCAATTTTTCTATCAACCATAAATGAAGCGCGCGCCCAAATAACTTGAACAGCAATACATCCATTAGCATCTTTATCTAAAGGAGGAAATACTTTATCACCTACTTTAATAGAAACTCTATTTATCCATTTTTGTAGTGCGGTACCATCTTTAATATCACCAAATGTTAATTTATTCGGACCTTCTGTAGTATAAGTTGCCATATCTAATGGTTCAGTAAATGTTGCCAATAAAGTATTATCTGGTAAAATTTTTCCAGGTTTCTTATACTCAGTAGTTAATTTAGTTCCATAAATCTTATTAATTTTTTCTAATAGGGCGCCCAACATTACTTTAATAAACTGTTGTTCACGCGGCGGTTGTTTTGACGCATTCTCTAATAAATTATTTATATATTGAACTAATAACTCTTGATTAGCATAATATTCGGCACGTATCGCAGATCTTTGCCCATCTTTTATATCTTCTTTAGCTAATGCTTCTGAACGTTCAGCATCAATTGGTTTATAAGTAATATCAGTCGGCTCTTCTTCACCAAGATAAACTACTCTTTTGCCGCCCACCATAATTTTATTTTTAGCAATAAATTCAAAAAAGTTTCCTAAAGTATTTAAATCTGGAACCTTTATGTCAGACTTATTTTCTGCTGAAACTTCAGCAGCCTCATTTGGATCTGGCTCTTTAAATCCATAGCTTTTTTGTAATTGATCAGTTAGCTTTTGAGTTAAAGATAAATAATTTTTAAATTCTACATCAGTATTAGGATCTGGTGCAACAGCAGGCGCAGCTGTTTGAGCAACTTTTAACAATTCAGGTATTAGATTTTTATTTTCGTATATAAAACTCATATTATTTCCTTGTTGTCGAAATCTCATTAGATGGCTGTGGCGCGACGGGGGCGGGTCCAGATAGTTTTGTTTTAATCTGATCTTGAATTTGCGTTAATATTACTGAAAGAAGATTGCGATAAGTATCTGGATTTGATTGTTTTAAATAATTCAGATGAGTACCACTTGCCCACTTTTCAAAACTTTCCATACTCAATAAGTGAGAAACATTAACACTCATAGCTGGAACAGGTTGTGGCATTAATTTAAGATAGTTTGGAGGAATAGTAACTGGAAAACTATATTGAGGATTAGTCGTAAATCCATAATTAGGATTACCTAAATTATCTAAAATTCTTTGTTCTCCTTGTGATTTATCTATGCCCTTTTTAGCCGGTCCGTGAGAGAATATTGGTTGACGCCCAACAATTATATTCTTATATGTTGGATCATTTTGAACTTGCTCTTTGAAATCTAAAAATAATGCATTAACTCCATTTAAAATTTGAGTTATAACTGGTGCTCTCTTTAATTTTTCTTCTAAAGAAATTTCTTTATCAGTTGCTGGAATTAATGCTGGCAACTCACCAATTTTATTGGCATCAAAAGCTGAAGATTGCATTCCCAATTCTTTTCCAAGCTTCATAACAGAGTCTGCAATGGCTGCCGTATTTTGCAATGCATTATTTGTTCTTGGTCCCCAAGCTCCATCAGAATTATTTTCTCCAGCTTTAGGGTTGCCAATTCTATTTAAAGTATCTAAAACAATAAACATATAATTTAAATCAGAAGTGTCTTTTGATTTATCTTCCATTTTTGATTGAGTTGGATCAAGACTATATTCAACACCTTTAACTTTTGAATTTCTTAAATATCTGTTAACAATAAAATTACTAAAAGCATCTTGACCATAAGCCGCTTCAAATTGTTTTTTATCTGCCGGATCTTTTTGAGCTAAACCTTTTTTTAATTGATCATAATTAATGCTTGAAGAAACGGTTTTAGCCAATCTTTGCATAGCATCTTGCATTGCTCTTATTTCTTTAGATGATCCGCCTGATCTTGGACCTGTAGGTACACTATGTGTACCGCGTTGAGGAACTCCATTTGTAGAGGTTGATTTGGTTGGAACGCCAGCAGGCTTAGCAGGCGGGCTAGTGGCGCCTGGAATATCAATAGGTTTTTTATCACCTTTACTTCTACCTGGAACATCAGCAATTTTATGAATCTGCTCGACCAGCTTTTTAAGACGATCAGTATTCATTTTAACCTATCCATACTTTTTTAAACTGTGCATTTTCTTTACTAAATTTACTTTTAGCCAAAGCGCCAATAAATCCAGGTGCTTTTTGCTTTTGCTCTTCTGGATCTTTTTCTTCCATTAATTGATTTTTTAAATCTGTAAGTTCAGTAGTTCTTTCAGTAATCCATTTCATGGCTTCAGCTTTATCAGCAGGACTATTTTCTGGATCATTATTAACAGTAACTGTCCAAGATTTTAATGTTCCTAAATGTCCATTTATTTGAGTAATAAATTGTTGTACACTTTCATCCGCTTTAGGCGTAGAAGATATTAAAGATTTATGATCTTCAATAGCAGTATCATTCATATAATTTTTCAATCCCTTAAGTTGAAAAATTGTTTTTTCGGCACCATCACCCATATAAAATAATTTTGTAATTTCTCTAGAAGAAAATCCTTTTATAGCATCATCAATCATTGTGTTAATTTGAGCAAAAGTAGCATTATTTAAAGTTTTTGCATTAATATGCTTTATCATATTAGCTTTTAATCTATTGTAAGCTATAGCTCCATCACTATTATAGCCCGCTAAATTATCCCACGTACTTGAAAGGTGCTCATCGATATTTTTAAAAAAACTCATAATATAGTTTACTACTGGTTGAGTAAGCCCAGTGTTTTGGTCTGATCCATCAGCTAATACAATCTTAACAGCTTTTAAAATATCACGAGCATTAGATAATTTTCCAGTTGGTTTTTTATTAGCCAATTCAATACCCTTAAGGTGCTGATCAAGAATAGTTAAAACTACATGGTTACTATCCATATCTTCTAATTTATGACTGCCCTTTGGGTGTGCGGCTTCAACTAAATCTTCGCCCGTCTCTCCATGAGTATCATATAAAGTCGCGGCTTGTTTAAAGGTAACGAATTTATTTTCAATATCTAATGCGTATCTTTCTAATCCAACTTGTTTTAATCCGGCACATAGTTTAAGTACGTTTTCCGTTAAATTAGAAGATGGGGAAAAATTAAGTTCGCTGGAAGCAGACTTGGTAATTGGCTTGGATTCAACCCAACCCTTTTCTCTCGCTACTTTTTCCAAAGAGCGCATAACTGCTGAATCATCAAATTTTGCGTGTTTAAAGGTCATTTATATCCCCAATAGATCTGTTCATCTATAATATGCCATAATATAGAAAGCTTCTACTAAATAAAAGGATATGCAGTGAATTTAAGGCTTTAGACGATGAAGCCTTCCATACCGCAACATCCGCAATCCATGCTTAGCGCAATTAGGCTTTTACCTTCAGAACCAGAGGCACTCAATCATTGGTGACATACTTGTTGGCGGAGCCGTTACCATTGCTACAGCTGGATGAATGCTACTTGGGCGCCTAGTAGTCAAGAAGCCTGTCTCAGAAACATATAAATTAGCCCTGACTGGGTATTGCTGGTTAGTCTCATATTGGTCAGTCTGGAAAAACATTCTATTAAACCATACCGTAACTCTCTGAGATCCTGCTGTGCTATCATCTCCCGGAATATTAGATACTTGATAAGTATAATTAACAATAGTTCTAATTGCATTAGGCGAACCAGTTCCCATTAAATCAAAATTTAATGGTGTTCCAGCAGCAAATGTTATTATACCATTTACAGGGTTTAATGCTACATTTACGGTTGAATTAAAACTGGAAGAAACAATATTAGGCTTTCTAAGCTCTGCTTTAATATCAATAGGAGTTACTGTTGTGCCATTAGGTCCAGGAACCCCAACGGCAGGAACAATTACTACTTCGTTCCAAGAAACGTTGGTAAATGCTTTTGTTTTAATATCATCAATAACACCAATTGGAGCGGTGCCGTTACTAACGGTTGCCATTACCTGGTTTCCGATAACGGTTAATTCTGCAATTTGACCGGGCTGAAATTCAGCTGATGGATCACATATAAATGATGCTGGAAGGGTATTTCCGACTTGAACTAATCTGAGCATGGCTGCCTTTTCTAACTATACCTACTCAGTATATAACAATTTAATCAGTATCTTCGAAGGTTTTATCTAGATCATTTTCAGATACTTCTAATGGATCATGATCAATATCTGCGTTTAATAAATCATCAGCCGAGTCATCATCAACGTAGATTGGAATATCGTCCATAACTACTACTTTCTTTTTCTTAGGATTCTTTTCTTCTTGCATTCTCTTCCACTTGCGATAATCTTCATCAAAAAATTTTGGCTGTTCAATATCAATATTATTTTGATCTGCACCATCATCAGCTAAATTAGTCATCAACCCATGATGTTTTAAATTTGCCAACATTTTTTCTGGAGTTAACCCTTTAGTATGGCGGTCTTCGGCAATACTTTTGAAAACTAAATCTTCACCAGGTGGAAGAGATTGTTTTTTAGATGATGGTAGGCTAGTAAAACTAATTGTGTCACCGGGGCTGGTAGGTCGTGGTAAACTATTAAAACTAATTGTTTCACCAGGTTGTGGATTAGATGGATCTACTGGCATAGTAGGATCATTTAACCAATCTTTAATTTTTCCAAAAGAACGATCTGAGCTTAATAATTCAGCCGCTTCTTTTTCACCCATTAAATTATGATGACCTATTAAATGACTAATTTCTTTATCAGTAAATCCTAATCGTCTAAATGCGGTGTTGATGCGAGCCTTTGAAAATGCATCACCCTTTCCTGCATTTTTTAAATCTTCCATCGTAACGCCATTATCCATAAGAGTTTTTATAGATGGCATCTCTTTAACATTGCTATCATGTCTAGTTGCAATTTTAGCTAAAATTCTAAGGACACTATCTGCTTTAGCAGTCATGCCGGAGTCTTCTAAAATTTGAACAGCTGAATTTAAATAATCAACTGCCTTATCAAGATTTGCAAAACCTTGTTTTTGATCGTGAGTGCGCAATTCTCTTTGCATTCCGGATATTAATTCATCTTCAAAAACGCTCTTTTTGATCATAGTTTTTCCTTAAACAAAAAATTTAGCAACTTTAAGAGCGCTCATAATTTTAGAAATAAATTTATCTCTTACTTCAGGATCACTTAAGTCAACTTCTTTTAAAGAGCCAGATAATTCTTCAGATAGAGAGCTTTCTCCACTAACAACATTAGATATTTTTTTACCTACATGAAATAGTTGCGCTGGAGTAGATGATTCTAATATATTATGCAAATCTTCTTCGGTAATACCTAAGACATCTATTTTACTTAAAAGATCAGAAACAGAAAAAGCCTTGCTGAATAACTGATCTGCAGTTAAACTATACAAGACTTTTGTAATTTCTGATGCTTCTTTTTTCATGCCAGCTTGTTCAAAAATTTCGGCGGCAGAATTTAGATAATTATTTACTTTTTCTAATTTGTTAAATCCGTGTTTATTTTCAACTTGTTTTGCAACAAGTTGTTTTTCCATAGATCGATAAATTTCTTCTTCGAAGTTGTTATTTTTAAACACAATATTCCTTATTAGTAATGTTCTCTAGATTTATCTTTATGCTTAAGATGAAGTTGCTGTGCCTCTTCATCAAATTGCTCTCTTTTAGTTACTTCATTGGAGAAAGGCATTTCAGAATCATCTCCATAAGGATTATTTTCTAGCTCTTTTTTAAGGGTTAAACGATTATCTTCATCTCTTTCTTTGCCTCGATGGAAGTCCTCATATTGTTCCAACTGACGAGCTTGTCGGTAATTAGGACAATTACTAAAACAATCTTCAAAAGATCCCCAAGCTTCATTAAGAATTGGGCATAAATGTCTGCCACGAGCTTCAGGGTACTTTTCTAGTAAAGCCTCTACTTCTTCGGCGGTTGCCGCTGAAGCTTTACTTACTTTTTTTTTGAGGAAGCCTTCTCTTTTTCTTTAGCGGCTTTTTCTTTTTCAGCTTGAGCTTTTGCTTTCTCTTTTTCTTTTACGGCTTTATCTTTTGCCATTTGAGAGTCACGAGATGCTTTTTCTTTAGCTTTTTCCTTGGCAGCCTTTTCTTTTTCTTTAGCAGCCTTTTCCTTAGCCTTAGCTTTGTCCTTGGCGTCGTTAGAATCAGATTTGCTCTTCTTAGAATCCTTGTCTTTCTTCTTAGCTTCAACAACTAAAGAAGCAAGTCTTAGACTAAATGCAGAAGACTTTTCCATACCAACAGAATCAAGAGCTGCAGAAGCAGTTAGCAAACTATCAATGGCAACATCAAATGCTGCAGAAGTTTCTAAATCACCATCAGATGCACTATCTGAATCGCTTGAGCTAGAAGATTCTTCCTTCTTCTTACGAGCATCATTGTCATCTGCATCCCAAGCGGAGTCAGAATCACTTGAAGACTCTTCCTTTTTCTTGCGAGCATCATTATCGTCTGCATCCCAGGCAGAAGCAGAGTCACTTGAAGACTCTTCTTTCTTTTGTAGCCAAGGTGGCATTTTCTTTTTCTTTGCATCATTATCATCTGCGTCACAAGAATCACCATCTTTGTGATCGTGTGCAGAATGATCGTCTTCATCTGAAGCAAATTTATATTGTGTTCCGAAGAGAGACTTATGTGCGTCACTCTTTAATACTGCGTCCATTGATGCAGCGACAAAATCTGATATACTGTTATTTTTCATAGTATCCTCTAGTTATTTGTTTTATTTCTTAGAAACTTCTCTTGGAAGTTTTAGAAAATGCTGCTGACAATTGTGAGAACATATCGCCGTCAGTCTGTGGAGAAGTGGTGCTTGAATCACCCGAACCAATCATACCAACTTGTGGCATACGTCCACCCTCTTTACGAAGGTTTGTGACTGGGTGTCTTGCAACAACTCTCTTTAGAGAGTCAAAAGAATCATCATTAAACTTCATGATTTCATCTACTTGTGCAGAGACTGCGTTTCTGTCATGGTAACACAATCCACGATCAACCATATCATAGGCTAATTCGTATGATCTTGCTAGTTTAATTTTAAACTTGTTAAGCTCTTCTTCAATTTCAGCTTTAACATGCTCTTTGACTAATTCACTTGCAAATTCACTACCACCATCAGTTTGTGACCAGTATTTCTTGTAATAAGCAACTGCGTCCTTGTCTAAGCCTTCTGATACTAATGCATCTAAGTCAGCTGGGTCAAGTTTACCTTCAGATACTAATTTGTAAATGGCTTCGGCTTCTTTACGAACCTTAGGTGGAGCTTTTGCAAGATCCATCATAGCCTTATTTACTTCTGGAAGAGTTTCTACATATCCTAGATTATCAGATGGTTTGACATCAAGGTCAGTTTGTCCATCAGCAAGCTTATCAGCTTGGTCTAACATATCGCTCCACTTTTGCTTGGACATATCAGAAACTTCACCATCATCTTGCTTTCCTAATGCGTCACCAGCTAGCTTTGCTCTAAGAGCGGCACGACCGGCTTTAGAATTAAAAGATGCTTGAGTCATCATGGCTGGATCAAGCTTAGTTTCTGGCTTAAGGTCTCCTGCATTTAAATCATTAGCATCAAGATCTAAATCGCTGCCACCTAGAAGTTGATCTAGAGAACTAGATCCTTCTTCATCATGTGAATGACTTCCTTCATCAGATCCGCCTTCCATTAATTCTTCAAGACCATCTAAATCTGAATTGGTGTCAGTAATCATTGCCATTAAATCATCGCCATCATTGGCATCTTGTTCGCTTGTCATAGTTTCTCCATCAGCTAGTGCCTCAAGTTCTGCCTCAATTTCAGCGCGCTTGACAATAGCAGTAGTGCCACGGGCATACTTGACAAAGGCGGTCATTAATTTAAATCCATCTGCAACTGCAGTTTTGGCTTCATTAAGTGCGTCTTCTACAATAACACCAACAAATTCTTGGTTAGAGTTTGTTACTGCACCTTTATCATATAATCCGGAAATCATAGCAAGTTCTTGCTCATGATCATTAAGAGATGCTACAGATTCTTTCATAGCATGAGTTAATGCGCCATTTAATTCTTTTCTTAAATTATTTAATGTAGCAGTACTAAAGGAAGCTGCCGCGCCCATTTCTGGAGCTGCGCCACCGGCATCACCACCTGGTGCGCCTTCCATTGCGCCCATTTCAGCTTGTTCACCAGTTAAAGCCCTAACAGCCTCAACTAAATCTGAACTTAAATCTCTAACTTTTTCAGCTAAATCCATGGCAGATTCTTTTGGATCGCCAGATTTACCAGTATCTTCAGTTGGACCGGCATCACCTGCTGGACCTGCATCTGCTGCTGGAGCCGCTGGAGCAGAAGAGTCTGCTGGAGGAGCTGCTGGAGCTGCTGCTTGACCACTCTTAACTAAATTGCGAACCTTATCGGCTCCATGAACTTTAATCTTCTCAATTAATTTTCCACCGAATTCTCTAGTTGCAATGCTGTCATGTAACATTTCAGCGCGACCACCAGATAATTCATTTACAGAAGCAGTTAATAATAACTTATCTCCAAGGAAAACTTGCCAAGCGCTCTTGCCTAAATTAGCAGTGCCATCATCATTAGCGGCTCTAACAAATTTTGCTTTTAAAGAAGCCCTACTATGAAGTTGTTTAGTTTTTAAATCTTCTGGATACATTCCATCAACTGGACCTACACCTGGGAATGGCTTGGTTCCATGCATGTGCTTATCATCTTCATAAGCCATATGTCCTTTATCAACTGGATACTTTGCTTTTCCTGGAGTTGGTTCATTAACACCACCACCACCATGAAAATAGGCTTTTTTATCTTCAAGAGTCGCTTTAGCAAGATTAACAATTGCTTGACGACGTTGCGCTCTTTCTTCTGATTCGGCGCGAGCTAACATCTTTTTACGTTGAAGCTCATCAGATGGTTCAGCAGAATCGGGACTTGGATGCATACCATCCACAGAACCAACTTCTGGAAATGGACTTTGTCCGCCCATATGTTTGTCACCATCGGTTCTAAGCTTTTCGTTTAGAGGATCCTTTGGATATTTTGCCTGACCAGGGGTAGGCTCATTAACGCCGCCGGCGCCTTGGTAATAACCTTGTTTGTTTATATTAGATCCTGACATATTTTCCTCTTGTGTGTTAGTAGAAGTGTTTGATAACTTGTCCAAGCTTTGTTTCATTTGGCTCAGCTTGGCTTCGATAGTCTTAGTGACATCACGAAGTTCAGCTATAGGGTCTACCCCTACTTCGGCAGATGCATATCTTGCATGTGGGGGAGCTAATCCAGAATCTGCTGTCGATACATCTGCAATATTCGACGGTTGATCTGATGCCATATCATTACCATGATTTTGCACATTTTCTTCATTTGATAAGGATTCTTGTAAATTTTGAAAATCTACAATTGCCTTTTCAACATCTTTTTTAAATGATTCTAAATCTTTAGAAGTAACGCTAACATTAGTTACTGCGCCACCACTGCCACCTAGAGTAGGATCGCCTTTAGCGAACTGTAAATTAGCAGTAAAATCACTTGCAATTTTTTCTAATTCTTTAGACTTACTCTCTACATAAGAATTAAGAGTATTAGCTGCAGCAATAATATGTTTAATACTAGCCTTTGGATCAGCGCCATTAACAACAATAGATAATTCTAATGGATTTAAATCAACGTTAATTTCACCATAACAGCTCTTCTTGCGCATATGGTCACAAAACTCTGCTTCTGTACGAGCGACACGAGCGCAATCAGTACAAATTGCCTTACCAACGGCAGTACCCATAGATACGCAGTTAGAGACACCGGTTGAAACCTTGCGAGCCAAATCTGGATAACTATGCTTATCTAATGCGCATAATGCAATAACTCTTTTTAAGTTACGATCATAGTACGTATCAACGATAAAGCCTCTTACATGATCTACTGAACTTGATTTATGATCTATGCAAAGAGGCTTTCCTACCCATTTTTTATATGCTTTAACTAATTCTTCTTCTGGAAAAATATCACCATTAGAATTCTTATAGGGTTTAATACTAGAATCATTACTCATCCAACGTAATGTATTTCCTGATTTATCCCAACCTACTTCAACTGGCTTTCCATTAGCCATGACACGAATTGTTCCATCATCATTGAGACCGGCTGCTTCAGCAGCATGCATCATAACAGCAGAAAAATAAAGGAAGTCTTCTGCTTTAGGAGCAATTTTCTTTAGATTAGCAGCAAATTTTCTAAAGTTTTCCAAAATCTCTGGGCTAACCGCAGGTAAGCATGATTCGGTATTTTCTACCCTGCTGATTTCAATTAATTCGCCTAGTTTAATAAATGACATGCATTAACTCCCTGATTTCTTCGTATTAGAAGTATCAGATGTATCAGATTGTTTGATGACTTGTTTTGCAAGTTCACTAGCTGCTTTTTTCTTTTGTTCAGCAGTTAGCTCTTCTTCATCAAGAACAACAGATAATATTTTTCCATCACCGTGTTTAATAAAAGCCATTTTATATTGCTCTCCAGTTGGGAGAATCACATTAGTTCTTTAATTATAATGTATTATTACCACAAATTTCACATTTGTGATAGGAACTTAACCTTTATATGGTAATATTCCTATTATAATTCAATAAAATTAATTGCCTGGTTGTGAGGTTCTCTCCTTAATCATGTCATTTAATTGATCTTGCCTCTTATTAAATAAGTCTAAAATAAGTGGAGTTTTTTCTTGAACCTGTGTTTGTAGGTCCGTACTAACAGAATCTACCCAACTAGTAGCTAAAATGTTAGTTTGAATATGATTCTTTATTCTTTCATCTATAATTTCATTAATGCTTTCGCATCCCTTTTGAATATCTTCAATAGATTTAACTATATTTTGAGAAAATTCTTTAGATTCTAAATCATTAAATAATTCACTAAATTCATTAACCTTTACTTCTAACTCATCAATAGATGAAATAAATGATTTCATAAGTTTTAATGTTTGAGTATCCGAAGAAAACTCTTTCATTATATTAACGCACTTAAATGCTTCTTTTTTAAATTCATTAAAATTTTCAACTGATTTATCTCTAAATCTTCTAATAGCAGATCTAGCTTTTAAAACATCATCACTAGACATTTCTGGATTATTTTTAAATGGAGTCTTCATAATATTAAGATGATCAGATGCCATATCTAATAGCTTGTCAGTATGTGAAAAAAATATTAAAGCCTTTTCTGCCTGCGTCTTTTCAGCATCAGAAACATCATATGTCATTTGAACACTATATGCTTTTTTGATTATCATTTTATTCACTTATAAATCCGCCTGATGGAAATAATGGTCCGGCGCCATACATGCCAGCATCATTATTATAAGTTCCAACCATTGGAATGGCATCTTCTTGATTGTTATGCTCTTTTATTGACTTATAACTTTCATAATTTTCACGAGTAGGAGATTGCTCCATTACAAAATTATATACTGCATCTTGGGGATTTTGACGTGTTATACTCAAATATGGAGCAAAAGATCCTTGATGACCTTCATCTAAAAATGAATCTCGATTATCACTAATATATTCTCGTTCGTTAGAAACTATATCAGCATTATTACTATCATTAGTTTTTTTTACAGGTTTGCACTTCCTAATTATTTTTTCAAAAGTATGAATTACTTTAGGATCTACGCGCAATCCAAATCCTAATGATTTAGCTTCTTCTATAGCATCTTCTGGATTCTTTCCAAAATATTTGCATTGTAATAGTGCTACTGCCAATCCAGTTCTATCTTTACCTTCAGCACAATGAACATATGTTGGACCATCACTTAATAGTAAATCTTTAATATCATGTTTTAGAAAATTTATTAATGATTCATTTAGATTATCAATATCGATAGGCAATATAATATGTTTAATACCTAGAATTTTACACGGTCTATTAATTCTATTACCAGCCAATCTATCTAAACTAACTATTTTATTAATACCAAATTCATTTTTAAGACGCAGCACATCGGTAGCTGAAGGAGCGCTTCCGCGATATAATCCTTTAGTTACTTTGCGCAGCCTATGTATCATTTTATAAATTTCTCACTATATTGTTGAGAACCTCGCGCACATAGTGAGCATCATGATTAAATAGAACATGCTTAACGAAAGTAATAGATTGCCCAATAGCTGAAGTAGGCGGCATAGTTTTTTGAGCAATTTCATTGGCATTAAAAGAATAAAATTTACGCTTTAATGAATCAATAGCTTTAGCTCTTTTTTCTGCAGGAATTCTATTAAGAGTAAATCTTACAATATCGGATAGATATTTTCCTACTTGAATAGGATCTCCTAATTCACTAACGGCTGCATTCTTAACTAATTTTTTCTTTACTTTAACTTTATGCTTCTTATTAAATTTAACTAAAGAATTCTGCAATGCAACCTTCTCTGGTTTTTGCAATTTTGCTTTTACAGCTTTATCAAATTCTTTTTTGAATCCAATTAAAAATTCTCTTATCTGATCTTTAGATGCTTTTTGTCTCATCTCGCGCATAATTGCAGAATAAGAAAAATCTATAGCACCCATAAGATCAATTACTTTTTCATCAGAAGAATCATCTTCACCAACAACTTTTAAACAGTTGTGATAATAGTTGTCTGCCATTTTTAGTAATTGCTGTGTATCGTGCATGTGGCATTATTCTTTGTCTACTAATTTGTTTATAAAATGTCTTTTAATTTTAGAAGTCTCTTTGCTTCTTAAAAACATATCTTCAATGATTCCATTACCTTCAATTACTTCATTGAGCCCACGAATTGCTCTTTCATTTATAAACATTAAATGACCTAATTGTAATTTTCTATCTTCATCTACAAATACTGAATTGATAACTAAACATTCCCTATATGCTCCAACTACTTTGCCACAAAATACTGCAGGATAAGCTGTAGACGTTTGTTCTAAACTAACTTCTTCATAGGAATCGCCAAGATAAATTTCAATAAATTTATCTTTAAAAAGAGTGCCAATAAATTCACCCAATGTTTTTGTCCTATCTTTATTACATTCCTGTATTAAATCTAAAACTGATTTTTCGGTTACCATCTTATTTCCTTAGATAAATTTAAGCAGGAATTTCCTGTATTGAGTTTGGGCTGCGTGAAGAGTCATTTCTTGATAAGATGACTTTTTATTCATAATGAATTTAGTATTAATATTAATACTGCCTATTTTAATAGTTGCTTGCTTAAAAGCTAACACTAAAGACTGAGTTAATTGTTTGACTGTTTCAAAGCACTCTGATTCTGGTCCAGGAATAACACATTCTACATCTACACTAATATTATCAGTATGAATAAAAGCTTTTGCCATTAATTCTTCATCTAATGCCGTACATAAGATTCGTGAAAATTCAACTGCATCTGTATAATACTTTGAATTAATTCCAATAACTATATTTTGAGACGGCAAGAATTGTTTATATAATTTTTTATTAGATTTTTCTGATGCCGCGACTTGATGCAAATAATCAGTTAAAATAGAATTATAATTAGATGATGCGGCTGGAGTAGTTTTTGGAGAAGTTGGAGCGGCAGAACTTGATGACGGCTCCTTATGTTTCTCAGCTAATTCTTTAAATACATCGCCTTCTTTACCTTTTAATTGACTAAGATATTTTTTAATGAAACTATCTTTATCATCTTTTTCATCTGTTTTAGCGACCATTTTAGATCCTTCTAACTCTTTGGCTGGATCAACTTTACCAGCTACAGCGGCTTCATAGCTTTTTGATTTATTAAAATTACTATATAATGATGACATTAATTTTGTATAATCAGATTCACTGGCAGTATAATATCCGCCCTGTTTAAGTGCTTTTGAAAACGCGGCAGGATCGGGATGTAATATATGCTGCCATGCACTGGCATATCTTTGAGAGGTACTAAGTAACTTTATATAATCCTTAACCCCCTCTATTAAAGATGGGTAAGCTCTAAATCTCATATCTTTTACTGATACGGTTTTTCCTTTTAATACTTCATCGCCTGTTAAATTGAAATAATCTCCCGTCCATTCTTTAAAAGCTTTAATATTTCCAATATTGTAATTCCACATACTTTTACGATGACCAGTTTCTAAATCATTCTGAGCCATTAAAATTGCAATCTGTTCTTTAGAAGGCTGATTTCCAAACAAAGATTTCCACGCCTCAATCATGGCTAATGCCATTTGAGGTTCAGAAACTTGTGTTTGAACACGATCAACTCTATTGCTCATTTAATTATCCTTTAATTTGCTTAGCAATTTTGAATAATTTAGATGATGTATTTGGATCTGTTACCTTAATGGATCCGGCATATTTTTTAATAAATAATGCCAACATCATTGGGTTTTCGTTTGATAATGACTCTAAAGAAGAGTAAAATTTTCTATGTTGTGTTACAACTTTTTTATCAGCATTATCGGGTGATTTATTATTTATTCTATCCATAAGATCCATTTCTGGAGCTGCTGGAGCAGGAGCGATAGCTGGCATATTAACTGTCTGAGCAATTGGCGCAGTTCTTGCCGCTGGAGTAGGAAAAGGTGGCTGAACACCTGATTGCGGTAGACGCTGGCTTGTAGGAC